GCTCACCAACAGTCTTCTGAGTTCTTCTCCCAATACCATAGGTTGAGATCGCTGTTTAGCACTCTTACCTATATAAATATTCTTTGACTCTAATACTGTGAATCCTTTATTTGTTAATGTAAAATTATTTCCAGCACCAAAATTTATATTACGTTTTGCTGACATGGTTAAATCGCCACCATTTTCTCCTTGAGCATCAAATGTAATTCTATCAGAGAACATTATTATCTGATCATATTCAGTTTGTTCTTCTGAAGTTTCTTTTATACTACCATAATCTATATGAAATCTATCCTGTAATCCAATGCTTTTTTCAACTGTCCCACTTATCTTATCATTTCCAGCACAAATTGGAAATCCTTTATAACCACTTTCCTTCGATTCATATCCTTTTATTATTACTTTATTTGACGATAAGTCTGTAAAATCTGGAAAATAATCTGATATTTGACCGATTGATAATAATCCCATAATAGATCCATTGTTCGCCCCTTCTGACCCTGCGCCGTTATTATTAGCAACAACAATATAAGGATTCACAAATCTTGTACCAAACCTAATACAATTACCATATCTACCTTCAAGAACCAAATCTGTTACATTTGAATCCAATTCCACATCAGAACCTATTTCACCAAAACCCATACCAAAAGGCCTATCCAAATCGTAATTTTTGTTTTTACTAACTTTACTAATATCTGTCACAAATGGATAATTCATATTATATCCGCCAGGCGAATCTTTAGCTTCCGTGTAAAGCTTTAATATATTATACCAATCATCTGGGGTATAATTAGGATCATTCGTAGTATTGAGAGGCCCAAGATAATAATATTTTTTTGAATGACGTGGTATTTCCGTATAAATTATCGAATCACCTCTTGTTATGGAATCACTAAAACCCCGAAATAAAGGTCTGGCTATAAGATTTGACTTATGTGGATGGAGAAGTGGGTCCTCAAACGTAGATGTAAATATAACACATTGACTAACATTTTTTGGTACATCATTGATCGGTTCTATATGATCTTCTATATCTTTCATTGCATTTATAGCCTTTTCAACATGACCATGATGAAATGTAAATTCAGACGATTGAACAGAATCTTTGTTAGTCTGACCTTTAACATTTGATTGTTGTGGATGTTCATATGGAAGCGTCACTAACTCTCTATCCTTTTTCTAATTTTATTCATTTCTATTTTATCTGATTTATCTTGAAGTGAAGCAGCAGCTTCTTCTAAAGTATCTATTAATTCTTGTTTTTCTGCATCTGATAACAAGGAAGTATCATCAGTAAAATCTATATGTTTATTCATAATCCGTTGGATTACTGTAGCCAACTTTAATAAATTATCATCGTTCTTTACTGCAACATCAAATAATTCTTTTAAAACTGGACCTACAATAGCAACATCTTCTATAGATTGTATGTAGCCATGCACCTCTTGGATAAAAAGGTCAATTTGAGTCTTTTTTAATTTAGAATTCTCGTATATCTCTTTGGATAAATCAGAGAAGTTCTTATCGTCGAATATTTTAAAATCTTTTTCCATGACATTCTAATAATAAATATAGAATGTATAGAAAGTTATAATGAACCAGAAAGGTTAAAATTTTCTATATGACCGTATTTTAATACTTCTTCTTGAAGTTTAGGATAAATTTTGCGAAATACATTTGATATTTGAGTTATTTTAGAAGTTTTAACATCAGTCATTTCACGTATCATAATATAAATTGCTTTTTTATTAAAGTTATCAATTGAATCTTTGTTTTTACACAAATATAATATTGATTCAGCAATTTTTCTATCATTTTCTTTTAGAAATAAATTTTCTAATTCCTTATCAAAATAACTTATAGTCTTTTCAAATATATCAGTCGATACAGATTGTTCAATATTTTTATCAATTACTCCTGTATCATAAAGAGAATCAATGTCATCATGACTTTTCATTTTTTTGTAATTAGCATTATTATTAAGAATCAAATAATTTTTAGCTACTACAGAAAAATAACTAAAAGCTTTACTACCTTTAGTTTCATCGAACTTATGTATGTTTATTACTAAATTCGATACTACTTCATTTTGTAAGTCTCCAAATGAATAATCAAAATACGAAAATTTATACGTATTGATTATATTTTCAACTAACTTTAAAAACGCAGGGTGGATTATTTCGGTGTATATTTTATGTCTGAAAGCAATATCTTCTGAATGATTATATTCTATAATTGCGTTGTGCGTTTCAGAACCAAAGTATATTTTACTCTTCTTTTTTCTCTTTCTTTTCATCATCAACTTCTCCTGTTATTTCAAATAATTGGTCAAGTTCGTCACCCAGTTGTTTCAATTCGTCAAAAAAGAAACCAACTTCATCATCGGCTTCGAAGTGGCCACTGTCATCTATCATTTTAAGTTGATGTTTTATTAATTCAATTGTAGTATTTATATTTAAAATTATTAATTCATATTGGTTAATTCGTTTTAGTGCATAAAAAATTACCACACCAAAAGATGATGCAATAATTCCAAGTAAAATAGTTGTTATTAAATGTAGCAATTAACACTCGCCAATAATTTGATTCATCAATTGTTTCCATTCATCATCATCAAATTTATCTTCGTGTTTATTTAATTCTTCAATAAATAGCAATTTTATATTTTCATATTGGTCCATTTTATTTTTATATAAAGTATCATCTTCATAAGAAATAATATCTAATATGCCATTTACACAAACATTTAATTCCAATAACCTATTTTTTACCATAGTAAAAAATTCTTTATTTTTTTGTTGTTCAATTTCTAAATCATCAAGTCTATTTAATATATTGACAATTTGATTTTTATTGATTTCCATATATCCATAAATAGTTTTCCCATTAAAAAATCAATTATCATTTATGTTTAATTATTTTATTTTTTATGCCAAAAATTATGTTTTTGTAAATCAAATATTTTATTTCGCAACTCTACATCTGCGTCGTTATCATCAAAGACCTTTATCTCGTGTTCTTTGGCTCTTTTTATTCCTTCTGGGATATCACTATCATCATTTTTATTTCCCATTTCTATTTCTAACTCACAACCCAAATGATTAGTACCCGAACCAATGTAATCAACACCCACGTCAAAAGTACTTTTGCCACATATAGAACATACCCAATCCTTTCGAGCCTCTTGTTCATCCAATTCATATTTGGTATATTCTTTGTAAGAACCTTTAGTTTTTAATGCAGCAGAAATTAAACCTGAAACCATGTTTCTTGCAGCTTCAGATGCTAAATTGATTTGACTATTGGATATATCATCTAACACATCTTTAATTATTTGTTTCATTTAATACCTCTTTTTTACATTGTTTCCAATTATTAATAGCAACTTCATCTGCTTCTATTTCATATGGATGTTTGTTTTTGATTGCTTCATTTAATGTTAAATTATTTAGATAACGAGTATACCAAGACGGTCTTTGTAAGTAATGAGTATATTCATGAATAAGTGTAGAAACAAAATCATCTATGTTTTCCATGGCATTTGGATAAATAATAATTTCATTATTATCACCGACAAATTCACCCATTAAATCAATTTCATCCATGTCAATTTCTATATATGGATAATGATCATAATACTTACTTAATCCAAATTTATTCATACACCAATCAATTACTTTCTCACCAACGTGCTCAAGTGTATCCACAGATACAAATTCTTTGATGGTATATGTTTTGTTCATTAATAAATATCCATTCCAGCATCGCCGAGTGTTTCTAATTCTTCCCTACCGTCACAATCAGAATAATCATCAGTTCCAACATCTTCCAATTCATCTTCAGCATAATACTCAAGATTAACTCGTTTATTTTTTTTATAATTAGGACTTGATAATGTTTTTTTATCAATCGATCTCATTTGTTTTATATCATCTTTACTAAGCTCAAATTGAGACATATCTATATTTATTTTTTTCACAATTTACCTCTTATGATTTATTAATTATTGGGGCACGGAAGAAAGGAAGAAAGAACCATGCCCCCCATTAGAATCTCGAATTCGAGATTCAATTCTTTTATAGAACGATAACCTATTTGACATCCAGTATAATATAACAATAAATTCATTGTTAGTCAAGTATTTTTTTATTTATTACTATTTATGTTTATTAAATTAGTTGGCCAATTCATCTTATAAAGATGTACATTTGTATACTTGTAAGGTTTAACATCTGTAGATTCTAATATGTCAACATAATTAACATACTTTGGATTCATCGTATCTCGTACATTATACACACCATCTTTATGCCCATTTGGTGTTCCTTTAATAAGAATGAAATCTCCATAGTCAAATGGTCCACCCCACCTTTTTAAAAGATTACGAGATAATGCCACAAATCTATAATCACTTGCTTTACTAATACTAATACGAGTTCCATCTGCTGTAATATTTGGTGTACTATCTGTTTCACGCCTCGTTGGTCTGTACATTGTTACATCAACCTCTACGCCATATTTATAAAATTCTTTTAATTCTGATCTTAAAGTTTCAATAACAACTGTTTGATTATCTAGTTGAGAATTATAAAATTGCTTATTTTTTTCTATTATGTTAATAGAAAAAAACCCATTTATTACTATAACCAAAAGCACGTATGCTATAAGTTTATTATTATTATTTGTCATAATCATATTCCTTTTCTTATTAATAAGTAGAAATTTTAAATCGTTAAAATTTGGAAATTTGGGGGAATGTAGGACTTGCGATTACCTACAACTCTCTGCTCAGATTTTATTGCCCTTGTACCTAACACCCACCAGTTATGGTGATTCTTCTCAAGATGGTTAATCCCATTGAAGTGAGTACAACCTCTGTGCCATTACCTTATCTCTCTGAGTTTAGATTAATTCGGTCATGAAAGTAGGATTTCAGTTTTACCCTTACCTACAACAAGGTCTAAAGAATCGCTTCTTTAATTTTTCAGAAAGTACATTAGACAACCGATGTCTCGGTGTAGAAATAGAATTTCACCACTTCTAAACTCACCACAAGTTTGCCTTGGACTACCTTATGGGCTTCTAAAGGATACCCATTGTTCGGTCAATTCCATACAGAGTTTATAACTCTCTGCACTTTTCCAAAACTCCAAATTTTCAAAAAACTAAATAAAAATTTAATAGTTAGGGGGAAGAGAGAGTAGTGACCGAGCTACGATGTACATCTCAATTCCCTCAGATTATCTCTCAATTCAACGACCAGTTTGTATGGATTTTCTCTTTGTCGGAATAGAAGTTACCAACTTCCTTAAATCTCCCCTCGGCTCTTGGTCAACTAGCTTACTTATTTAACGACCTATCGGGTTCAGAACTCTCTTGAGATTGCTGATTTGTAACCTAACCTATTTTCAAAAAACTGTTGCCAGGGTTTCAAATTCGGTAGAAACCCAGTAACCACCATGCTCCCTTTTTAACGTGGCTGAGTCCCACTTATTAAATTATCTATCACCCAAATATTCGGGTTCCCAAACTTCATCTGGAACATAAAGATCGGAATTTATTTCTAAAATAGTTTCTTCATAGATGTCAACCAATTCACCACAAGATTCCATACCTGCTGCTGAATATTCATTACCATCTTCATCATAACCAAGAACTTCAACTTCTCTGTCATATGGTCCGTGAGTATCATAAACATCTACTACTTCACTAAATTCAATTCCATTTACTTTCATTATTATTTTCCTTTTTTATTTTTTTCAATTCTTTTATTAAATTTATTGTACATCGTATTAAGTGCTGCACGTTGTTTCTCTGTAAGACTAGCTCTATTCTTAATTTGTGTTTTTATACTATCTAAAAAATATTCCTTATCTGATGTATAACTTCTACTATACTCCGCCTCATTTAATTTGTCTTTAAGTAATTTAATCTTACTTAATGAATTTTCAATAAATTCTATTTTCTCTTTTTGATATCCAGGACTATTTTCTTTTTTTAACCATTTAGTATAACCTGAAACAATTTTATTAATAGCAGATTCCATCTTCGATGTAATCTTTCTACCACCCACTAAAGCTGAATGCATATTAAATATAAATTCATGATATGAATCAGTACTATCCTTTGGAATATAACGAACATCTTCTGTAATAACTTTAAGTTGTTTTATTCGTTTTTCATATTTTGATTTATTATATTCCATCTCTTTTTCTATTTCATCAAGTCTATTGCCATTTACTTTTGTTATAGTTTTACTTTTAGGTTTTTTATAATATCGTGATTTTATATAAGCATAACTGTCATGATTTGGCAAATTAATATTATTCATAATTCTTTATTTGATATTTTAGTTAACTGCCCAGCATATTTTAACATTTTTTTTCGAGCAATTTTTATCTGTTTAAATGTAAGAAAACCAGTCTTATTATAAAATTCTGAAAAGGAACTCATTATCTCACCATCAACACCACTAAAACCAATGCCATTATTTTCATGAGTATCACCAAAAACCTTTTCACTTTCAGTTTGTAAATCATAAATTCGTAACATTCCTCTAATAACAGCATCATTGCGGTTTTCTATTAAATCTTTAATTTCTTCCTTTTTCCAAACTTTCATTTACTTCCTTTTTCCTATACCCTAATATACGAATAAAAACATATACAAGTCAAGCCTTTTTTTAATTATTTTACTTTTTTATAATACCTTTATATTTCATATCATCTACTATTTTATCTATATGTTCTTTAGATTCTTTTAAATCAGGTTCTTCACCAAATCGTTCTTTCATTTCTTGTCTATAATACTTTATGGCATTTATCTTTTGACCGTCAGCTAATAAATCTTCTATACCTTCTTGTATTTCTAACATATCTAAACTATCATGTTCACCGGTTTTAACCTTATTTCTAAACTTCCATATTCTATTTGCACAGTTCATTATAGAAATTAATTCTTCTCTTTCACTATCTGGATCAATAATTTGTTTACCAGTATGCCAATTTCTAACTTTTCTTGTCATTTCTACTGCTGTTATATACTGATTACTAAATAAAGAACCATCTCCTGATGTTGATTTTTCTAGTTCAGTTTCTTCACAAAGATTAACTAACATATCTAATTTATCTAATATGTGTGCTTTATTCATAATATATGAATATACAAAAAATAATGATATGAGTCAAGCACTTTTTTAATATTTATTATAGATAAACATCAATATTGTATTGGTGTTTATCTTAATCCTTAACTAACGGGAGAAGACTAATGAAGGAAGTCATAACAATGGTCAAAGGATGGGTAGATGACATTGCTCACTTACTTATGTCCTTTGTAGCCATAGGTGCTGTTTCTGAAGTAATTTTTGGAAGCGGAATCTTTGGCGTTAACGTTATTGGTAACCTGACATCAATCATAAACACATTCGGCGAATCTGGATTTGCTGGACTTGTCGCGTTGTTGGTGTTGGTGGGTTTATTTCGTAAGTAG